TTGCTTTGGCCGCTCTCATAGCAGTGTGCTTGGTCGCGTTCGCAAATTAACCTTAGCGATTTTCAAAGGCGGCTTCTTTTAGCTAAGGGCCGCCCCTGAAAGAAAGAATTATATGGAAATACCAGCAACGTCTTCGGACGAAATGGAGGAGATAACATCTCATACCATACCCGAAGACCCGTATGCTCTAACAAAATGTTCCTCTTGCAGGCGTCCGCTCCACAGAACGGACAGCAAGAAAATCGGTACCTGTTGTGCGTGCCGCGGCGAATCGTTCACTGACAATAACAAGAATTACCGCTTCGGTGACGACTTTCGAGAAGACGAATACAACCTTAAAAGGAATAATCCTCGCTACTAGCATGAAAGAAATAAATTACTTCGACACTCCGTATTCCCGCAGAAAGGGTGGCGCAGGGATGGCCGACTTCATGAAAGGTGTTCTCAATGATCGTGCTAAAGATCGAGAACACATCGTACAGACACTGAAAAACACAAAAAATAAGTTTATACCGTTACAAGAATTAACTATAAAAACAAATGAAAAACATAGCTAAATCACTCGCAAAATTCCATGAACTCATGGGAAACGTTGCAAAAGACGCAGACAACCCGTTCTTCAAAAGCAAGTATGCTCCGCTTGAGAATATCTTGCCTGCTATTAAAGGCCCGCTTAAAGAAGCAGGACTTGTGTTTTTTCAAGCTCCGACATTTCTAAGTGAAGATAAGCCTGCCCTTGGCACTATACTCATTGACATCGAAAGCGGAGAAGAAATCAAAACAGTTGCCCCGCTCATTCTCGCCAAGCAAGACCCCCAAGGTGTAGGTTCGGCAATCACTTACATGCGCCGCTACGCTCTTGTATCTATCCTCGGCCTGAATTGTGACGAAGACGACGATGGTAATGCCGCAAAGAAACACGACGAACCCTCTGTACAGATCGGCGAAACCACTACCAAACCATCTAACCGCAGAATCTAATGGAAAAAATATTTGCAGACGGATTGATTTGGCAAGACCCTCACGAGAAAGCACCTGACTTCATTAAAGGATCGCTTGTAATCAATGCCGAACGTTTTAACGACTTCCTGAAGAACAACATGCAGTACGCATCTGCAAAAGGCTGGCTCAAAGTGACCATGAAAGAATCCAAAGGAAAGACTATCTACTTTGAACTGGACACCTACAAGCCCGCCCCGAAAGAAACACCCCAGACCACTACGACAAGCGTGCAGCCTGACGGAAGCGACCCGATAGACGTAAACAATATCCCTTTCTAACAACGTATGTATGAAATGGTTTAAACATGAGTCCGACGCTCATATGAACCTAAAGCTCCAGGCCGTGATCGAAAGATACGGCCTGGAAGCGTATGGGTACTACTGGGCGCTCGTCGAATTGGTCGCAAAGGAGGGCAAAAACTACATGATCTCATCAGACAAGGAATGGCACATATATTTCTCAAAATTCTTAAATATCGAAACATCGAAGCAAAAAAAGTATCTTGCATACCTTGCAGAAAAATCCTTGATAAACAAGGATGAATTGCTTAAAGGGAATCTCTATATCCCTAAACTGGAAGAGCGTTGTGATGAATATACAGAGAAAGTCCGGAGAAGGTCGGGACATGGTACGGACAATGTCGGCCTAGAAGAGAATAGAACAGAAGAGAATAGAACAGATAACAAGAGAACATACGGCGAACTTAAAAAAGTTCGCTTGACGGACGAGGAGTTTAAAAAGCTTAACGAAAAACTAGGGGAGAAGAATACTAGTTTCCTCATAGGCGAATTGGATGAGTACGTAGCTTCAAAGGGTAAACGCTATCCAAGCCACTACGCCACAATCCTAAACTGGGCCCGTCGAAAGATACAAGAGCATAACAAGCCGAAAGGCAAAGCAATCGTATGAGATTCTACAAAGTCTACCTTTCCGTATCAAAAGTGGACATCGAACTTGACCAAGAGGATTTTGAGAAGCTGTCCCAAAACATCCAAAGCGGTAATCTTATCAAAGTAAAACAGGCGATCATAAATCCTTCTTTTGTTGTCGCAATCGTCCCGTTCGAGAAAGAAGCTCCTAAAAAAGTCACCGGATATGTGAAAGACGGAAAATTTATTGTAACAGAAGAAAAGACCGCCACACTGCCTGACGCTTTCGCAGAGGAATCTAAACTCTTAGCAGATAAGTTCAAAGTAAAACCATGAGCGCAAATAATTTCCTTATGGTATCAAAACTGATTGACGAAGGCTTGGGCTATGCCGTTGACGAGCGCGATATAGAGACTGGGGAAATAATCGGAATCGTCGGTCAGAGAAAGACATTAAAATCAGCGATTTATCTAGCACAGGAATACCAGAATGAAAATGAGGTCGAGTATGGTATCCAATTCGATATATGAAAATATCAGCAAATTGCATATGCGACCTTGAAGGAGACTTTGATGTTGCTTGTCCTTTTCACGGTCAAGAAGCCATGTGGAATAAAACAGGATATTATGCGCCGCCAAAATGCCAAACATGCGGAGACTCAAAATATTCTCGGCAAAATAATAAAAAGTTTCCTGTTATCAGGTGTCCATTCTGTACATAAAATGAATCTATTAGACGAAAACCTAAATAAAAAGATTGAAAATTTGGCAAAAAGAAAAGCCGAACAATCTTCATCGAAGAAAAAAATTACTGACGCGGAGTACCTAGAGAGAATTAAAAACAAAGACAATACTAAAAACTTTTACGCACAAGGATTTGACCCGAATGATAACTAAAAGTCGATTTAGTTTCCGAATGTGAAGAAATAGTAACTAACGTGCAGAAATGTGGGGTAGTGCTTGTATGTCTCCTGCTGAAAGCCCACAGAGGACACATAAGTATCTTGTATCTTACGCCCACCAAGGAATACAAGCATTTTGTACCGCCTGTACCACGAGTACAAACAGCGACGCGGCGCAATAAAATCCCGACCGAGTACCCCACATTCCTGCACGGTAGATTCATTAATAACTAACAGGGGGCGAGTGCTGTGCGGAGGTTCGTCTAAAGGCGATTAATCGCTAGCAAGGACGTTGGGCGCGCGGGTAACATAGACCCATCATGAAAGAGTAATGCCTTTCACCTCCGCGCAATGCTCGCTCTCTAAATAACTCTATGACAGAAGAAATTCATGCTGGTTGTGGTGGAGTGATTGTCTCGATTGTTAAAACATCTTATCCGCCAATTGCTTGCAAAAAGTGCTCAAAATGCGGCGCAGAAACTTGCGAGCCGCGCCAAGAAATAAAGCAAGTTGAAGTAACTCTATGAAACAAAAACCAATCATATGCTGGGCGGTGATGTATAAGTCCCAAGATAGCAAAGAGCAATACTTTCCGACCTTGTTTAAATCAAGAAGTGACGCACGAAAATGGGCGACAGGTGTGTCACATAAAGGCACTGTCCACAAGGTAAAGATAGTCCCGATCAAGAAGTAGGACATGAAATATTTAGTAAATGGTGTATTGCTAATAATTTATTGGGTCATCACTTTAATTCTTGTTGTTACATTAATAGGGTTGTTTGTTGTATCGGAAACTGAATGGCTAGATATTGGTGGTTACTTAGTAAACAACTTGAAATAGACAATGAAAGAAATATCTCTTACCGCACGGATCAAGAGATACTTTCAAGCACACCCGAATGACTGGATAAACGGCGGCGCAATCGAAGAAATGGCTATGAAAGTAGTCCGTGCTAACGGTGCGCATTACAAGGCATCACACGCATCAAGAAGGCTGCGCGAAGCAGAAAGCGGCATAGGTTCCAACGGAAAGCCATGCGAGAAGTTTCTTATAAACAAGATAGAAAACGGCTCCGTCTGGTACAAATATTTGCCCACTGAAAAAATCATTACTAACTATCACTTCTCCGACGGCAAGATGATTGCCAGAGAGGAGAAAGTCTATGGGTAAAATCCTATTCTGGCTTTTCGTCGGAATCATTGCTTTACTCTCCGTCATTCACATCCTCCGCGAACTACTGACCAAAGATGCCCTGAAGAAGATACACTGCGAGATTAAAAACCCACCATTGAAACATAATGAGCGAAGCATTACGAAGAAGTAAAATGGCAAAAGCACAAGTGCAATTCTCAAAGGATAATGAATATTACACGCCTAAATCTTTTGTAGATAGGTTCGGAACATTCGATTATGATCCTGCAACCACAAAAGAAAAGGCAGAGGAGTTTGGTATTGATGAGTATGACACGGTCGAGACGAACGGCCTCACGAAAGATTGGACTGTGTATAAACGTATATGGATAAATCCGCCATTCACTCGCAAGCATGAGTTTCTACAAAAAGCATGGGACACATACCAGAAAGCAAAAAATGAGATCTATATCCTATTTCCGATTGAGTTTGTAACCACAGCACGGTTCCATAATTCCGTTGGAGGGGGTCGGCTCTATATCCCTAACGGCAGAATTAACTTCGAGAGCGGACTTGGAAAAAAAGGAAAATCACCAGCGTTCGGAAGTGTCGTAATGAAATTACAAGATAAATGGGAAATTGAATTAATTGAAAAATGAGCACAAAAATCACACTGCCAGCGATCCTCAATCCCATATCCCGACGGAAAGACAAGAGTGTAAAACTCTCTCTTGAAACCCGCGAGCTTGGACATGATGAAATCTTGACCCTCATGTCATTAGAGGGAAGCGAGGGATGGATAGCTTTCGCCCCAAACGCCGAACAGTTGGAAATTCCCGACACGCCCGCCGAACTCGATACCAAAAGCCCTTCAGAACGCCTCAAAGCCGTTCTTTTTATTTTGTGGAAGCAACAACAGTCAAAAGGAAAGTACGCCGCCCCATTCGAGACGTTCCGACTAGAACACATGGACAAGATAATCGAGTATGTCAAAAAGAAACTCGACTAAGCTCTGCCTCTACTGCGGCAACAAACTCTACGGCCAGAGATGGAGATACTGTAATTCAATCTGTATGAACGCTGATTATAAAACAACCTATTACCCTAAAAATGGCAGGAAACCAAGGCGTAGAAAAGAAATACACAAAACATGACGAAACAAGTAAAAGATTACATCAAAGCGAATCTTCCTTACTACGGAGCGATTGGGCCATCGAAGGGACGCTATAAGGGGGTCAAAGGCAAGGCATGGGACATCTTGAGTGACTATGTACGCTGTCGGGACTTCTATCTCTACCACGGGGCTTGTATAAGCTCAGGGAGGCGTTTAGGACACTGGAAGGACGGTGACGCGGGGCATTACATCTCAATGGCGGGGCATGGGGCGTATCTAGGCTTCCTGCCTGAAAACATCCATCTCCAAAGCAAGAATGAGAATCAGATAGGGTCAATGGACACAGGCGCACGGTTCCGCGATACGCTTGATGCCCGTTACGGGGAAGGATTTGCCGCCGCGCTCGAACTTGGAAAACAGAAAACCGTCAAAGCGGACGACTGGTACTTTATCCAGCGCATAGAGGATGTGTACGCCCGCTTCAAAGAGCTTAAAAAGGATTATCCATTCGGAGATTTCCCGAAGTATGTATGAAGCACATCCGAGACGTAGACACTGACGACATCGTGCAGCATCCTGGCGGCAACAAATATAAGGTACTATACGCCACCAAATACATCGTCCACCTTTCCGAAAGTTACGACTGGAACCTCGCCCACTACCGCCCCTTCACCCGCCACGAATTGGAAAAGGACAACTGGAAAGTCCTCACAGAGAACGGAAAGACCCCGATGACCAAGAAAGAATTAGAAGAATTGATGCCTAATGTAGAAATTATATGAAACCCTGGTCACTTAAAAGCGCAATACAAAAACAGGTAGACATAGAAGATCGCCACGCCTGGGCAACCTCAAAGACAAAGGTAACTCTGCCGGAATACCAGAAGCCCCAACGCATGAACCTAACCTTATTCTTTAAGAACTCCGTGGAAATGATACGGAACGGAGTGTTAGAATTAAGACCATGAAGCCGTCACAACGTATAAAAGAAATACACCAAAAATTAGTAGAAGAAAATCCTATCGGGGAACTTCTGAATATTGGCGGTGCGTCAGATGCTGCAATAAAAGCAATCAATGTCTACCTCGACGAACAGTATGAGCAAGAGAAGAAATTAGCAGAAAATCCTTATACGCCTGAGTAACTATATGGAAGAACAAAAGAACCAATGCGATGGATGCCAGCGAAAGCTTGAAATAAAAGACGGATTCCACTACAAAGGAAAGAATATCGTTATGGGCTGCACTGCTGATCGCTACACACCAGAAGAAAGACATTGGTGCTCGGACGCTTGTGATAAATGTCGCGGTACTGGCTGCAAAACTTGCAAAGGAAAGGAATGTGACCACGAACGTATATCCTCCCCAGACTCTACGGATGTGGATGAAGTTATAAAAAACTGTATGTATTCTAAGGATATTGACTTCTCGATGTCACTTGAAGATGATTCTGTTATATATCAAAAATCCTATCAGCTTTTCGGAAAAATAAAGAAAGCTCTCATTCGCACCGCCTCCCAAGAGTACAAGAGAGGTAAACAGGAAATGGCAGAAGCACTAATTATAAAAGCAGATTGGGGAAACCAAGATATGATACGCGATGTATGTAATGAATATATTAAATCCAGAGCTAAAGAACTTGGTGTTTCCCTCACTGAATCCGGTCGAAAGGAAGTAGAGCGATGAAAACGATACTCCATTTATGCGCTGATACTGGCTCGGACACGAAACCGTGGCGCGATGCTGGGTACGATGTAATTCTTGTCGGCAGCAAAATTGGAGTAGAGAATTACCATCCGCCCAAAGACGTATATGGCGTGATCGCGAATCCGGTATGCTTGGAGTTCTCGACGGCCCGCTCAAGCGGAAAAGCTCGCAACCCCGAAGCTGGGATGTTTCTAGTAAAGGAATGTCAGCGAATTATTGCAGAATGTAGTCCGAAATTTTGGGTTATAGAAAATCCAGCAAAGGGCGTACTCAAAGATTTTCTAGGCATTCCGACATACGAGTATGAGCCATGGTGGTATGGAAGTCCGTGGACTAAGCGCACGGCATTATGGGGGAAGTTCAAAATCCCGCCCCGCGCGTTTGAAAAATGGGAAGACGTGCCGAAAATACCAAAACTGTATACTCGTCCGGGCAGAGGCAAGCCATCACTCGCATTTATGCATAAAAGCGCGGCGAAACTGATACCAGAGTTCTCGTGTTTTAATCCCGACAGCGATATGGAGTTTCGGTCATTGTGTTCGCAAAAGTTCGCGGAAGCGTTTTATCAAGCTAACAAATAATCCCCCATGCAACACCAAGAAATAAGAGAGAAGTGGAATAAATGCCGTCATTCAATGCGTGCAATGAAAGGATTTACTGTTTGTTGTGTCTATTGCAAAAAATCTCTTGATGAAATGTTTGAAGAAATGCTTGCATATGCCGACATCTGTGTCTCTCAAGCAGTAGCCGAGGAACGGAACCGTATAGCGAAGGAGCTTCTTAATTTACCAAGACAGCAAATGGTATTTCGTCCCAAAGACGACATATCAAAAGAGATGCTTCATCCTGAAACGGTTTTGTTTGAACATGTAAAAAGTTTAGCCGCCCAAATCGTCCGCGGCGACGGTAAATCCAGTCCACTAGAATTAGAAAGTCGCTAATTCTAGTCGAAGTAAAGAATAATGAGGCTTTTGCCTTTATTTTCCAAATGAATTATAATCAATATATGGAAATTGCTGCACGCTATGCTGATATATTCATTCCACTGGCCGTATCGGCAATCGGTGCTCTAATATCTTTTTACGTATATAAAAGCAAGGTTGACCGCCTAGAAACCGACGTAAAAGAAGTAAAGATTGAAATCAGGGAGATAAGGGACAAGGTAATCTCTTGCGAGACATCACTGCGCGAACGTGCCCCGCTTAAAAAAGCTAAAAGCCCCGTCAGTCTCACTGAACGCGGAGACAAAGTGCTTGGAGAAAGCGGCGGCAGGTTCTTCGTGGAAACAAACTATGAAGAACTGAAAAAGAGCGTCGAAGACCAGAATCCGAATAATCCGTACGATATTCAGGAAGTCTCACACAAGGTATCTATGGAGCTTAAGACCGATCCGCGCATCAACACGATCAAAGACTACGCATTCAAAGAGGGACTTGAACTAGACGACATTCTCGACATTATGGGAATCTATCTTAGAGATAAAATCCTGAAAGATCGCAACATCTCTGTTGAAGCGATTGACGGACACACTCCAAAGGCCTAATCAAATAAGTTTCTCACCGACCGTCTCCTCCAGGCGGTCTTTCTTATTCTGGTGCTCATTAACAAGTAAAAAACCAATAAATGTCAGAAGTCTTTAAAGCTGTATGTGTTAAATGTGGCCAAGAAGAAGAACGCACAAATCACTGGACGCATGTCGTTTGTGAAAAGTGTAAACAATTAGCGGCTCGGGAAAGAGCCTTGAAATATAAGGATTATTTAAGGAAACTCAAAAAGAGGCATGAAGAGTTACGCACATTAGACGATACCAATAACTAATCACATAATAAAAATATATGACAATCGAAACAACTACGGTTCTCAAAAACTTCGAGGGCGAATCATTTAAGGACGGGGAAAAGGACCTTACTCTCCGCAAGGTAATCTGTGCAATTATTTCGACAACAAAGTCACCAGATCCGCTTCTTTCATACCTCTTGACCGAGCGGATTGCTAAAAACGATGAGGTTGAACTCACTTCGGAGGAAGTAGTTTTCATTAAATCTCTCGTCAAAGAATCAACTTATCTGCCATACATACAGGGAACTATCCTTAATTTGCTTGGCTAAAAATGGATAAAATCTCAATCACTGGTATTGAGGCCAGAAAAAAAGCTATTAAGGGAATGTCATATGTCGGTGATGCCGTAAAAAGCACCATTGGACCATTTGGGCTTAATTTCTTGCTTGAGAAGGGGAATAAAAACACCAATGACGGTTACATAATCGCTTCTGAACTTTGTCCTACGATCAAGGATGAATATGAGCGTCGTGGTGCACTGGTAGCCCACGAAGCCAGTTCAAGGACCAACGAAGAGGTTGGCGATATGACTAGCGGCGCGTGGGCTTTGACAACAGAAATTACCAAGGCAGTCTCTCGTCTGCTTCCTGACGAAAACCGCATAAAAGCTCTGAAAACCCCTGCAGAAATTAAGAAAATGCTTGAAACTTCTAAAAACGAGGTTATCTCCATTCTTGAACAGTCCGCAAAACCTATCACAGACAAAGAAACGCTTATAAAATCTGCTCTTGTTTCTGTAGAAGACGAAGAAATTGCAGAAATGCTCGGCTCTACTCAATGGGAGCTTGGACCAGAAGGCGTGATTATCGCAGAAGAGGTCAATGACACCGAAAGTTCAATTGAAATAGTAAAGGGTATCCGCTTGGATAATGGCTTTGCATCTTCGCAGGTTGTAACAAATCCTGAGAAAAATAGCCTTGAAGTATCTGATGTTCCGGTATTGCTGACCAATTACACGATCGGAAAGGATGAGCTTTTGGCACTTAAAAAGTCAGTGTTTGATCAGCTCGTTGCCCAGAAAAAATGGGGAATTGTCATTATCGCACGGGCGTTCACATCAGATGCTATTCAGCTCTGCATGGATACTACACGCGCAGGTTTTGCTATCTTCCCAGTAAATGCAGCCTATACAGACCAGACACAGATAATGAAAGACATTGAAGCTGTTGTCGGTGGACGGTATATCGACACTGAAGAATCTCGTCTTGATGAAATCTACATCTCGGACATTGGTTTTGCTAAGCGTTTCGTAGCTCAGCAGTTCTCTTCAGTCATCACAGGAATCGACGACGATCAGTCTAAAGTCCGCGTAGAAAAGCGCCTTGAATTTCTTAAGTCTAAACTCACCGGAGAAAAGTCAGACTTCTACAAGAAACTATTGGAACAGCGCATCGCTCAGCTCACGACAGGTTTCGGAATACTCAAGGTAGGCTCCCATTCAGCAAACGATCGCAAGCGTCTCAAAGATAAATGTGACGATGCAGTCCAGTCTGTCCGCCTCGCTCTCAAAGGCGGAACGGTTAAAGGAGGTGGACTTGCTCTAAAGGAAATCTCCGAAATGATGACCGACGACAACATCCTCAAACGTCCACTCACCTGCATCTACGACCAAATCATCTCAAGTGCCCCAGAAGGCTTTGAGATTGAAGATTGGGTGCGTGATCCGTTTCTTACAGTAAAGTCCGCTCTAACTCACGCTTGTGCTACTGCAGGGACATTTGCCAACACGAACGGTATCATCACCACGAAGAACAAGAAGGAATGTAACTGCAATGAAAAAGCCGATTAACCACCCAGCTCTCGGAGGAGACATAATCGATCCCCGAAAGCCTATGCCTCAAAGGAAGCCAAACAAGACTATGTCCGGCGCGCAGCTTCTCAACAAGGCAGTATTAGGAACCCATAACCCTCCAACTGAACAAGAGAAACGGGATAGGGAATGGGAGAAAGTAACAAAGAAATAGTTGGCATACTCTGTCTCTAGGAAACTGGAGGCAGGACTATGGAAACTAAACACCCAGGAGGAAGACCAACCACATATACACCTGAACTTGGACAGACAATCTGCGAGCGTATTTCCCTTGGAGAAAGTCTGAGAAACATATGTAAAGAAGAAGGTATGCCTGCTTTGTCTACTGTTATGAAGTGGAACCTTGACGAAGACAAAAAAGAGTTTTCGGAACAATACGAAAAAGCTTGCAATACAAGGGCAGAATTGTTATTCGAGGAATTGCTTGAAATTGCCGATACAACAGAAGAGGGAATTGAAGAAACGATCAAAGGAGACCTGATTGAGACAAAGAAAGGAGACATGCTTGGTCACCGTCGTCTTAAGATTGATACCCGCAAATGGTATCTCTCAAAGGTTATGCCCAAGAAGTATGGCGACAAGATGGACGTAACCAGTGACGGTAAAGCCATTAAAGGAAATGGGATAGTGTTCACTAATTTTAAAGATGAAGAATAATCTTGTTGAATCACCGTTTCCTTATGTGAATGTTGACCAAACTGACTTGGAGTTTTTAAAGTCTAAGTATGAAGCTGAAGCTGTAATGATTGTTCTATGTTATGGAGATAAATGCTACCATCGAGGTCTTAATTTTGACGGTAAACGAGTTGGCGTGACTCATTCCTATTCAGAAGACGAAATAGATGAAACAGACAGTCAATGAAGTCTATAAACCGCTCTTTACTGAGAACTTCCGTTATGGAATCCTCATGGGAGGACGCGGTGCTGGGCGTTCGACCGTTGCGTCTCAATATGCCAATGCAAAACTTGTAGCTCCTGAGTACTTCCGCTGTGCGATCATGCGTTACGTCCTTGGAGACATACGCAACTCGATCTATCGAGAAATTACCGACCGTGCGGAAGAAAATGGCATCTTAGGATCACTGGACATAAACGAGTCCATGATGACCGTCGCCTATGGCGCTAACAGTATTAACGCCGTTGGTTTCAAGAAGTCATCAGGTGAGCAGAAAGCCAAGCTTAAATCCCTAGCCAACTATACCCACGTCATTATCGAAGAAGCGGACGAAATCGCAGAAGAGGATTTCAGGCAACTAGACGACTCACTCCGAACTCTTAAGAGTGATATACGCATCGTATTGCTCCTAAATGCGCCGCCAAAGAACCACTGGATCATTCAAAGATGGTTCAATTTGCTTCCTTCAGAGGCAAAGGACTTTTACATTCCCGAGTTAAAACCAGAGTGCAAGGATACGTTGTTTATTCGCACTTCTTACCATGACAACATCAAGAACATGGCCAAGGCCACGATTCATAACTATGAGAGCTACCGAACGACCAATCCTGCCCACTACTGGACGATGATCCGCGGCTATATCCCTGAAGTCGTAAAAGGCAAGATATATTCAGGATGGAAAGAGGTTGATTTTATACCCTTTGAGGCACGCCTAGAGCGTCGAGGACTAGACTTTGGCTACACAAACGACCCTACAGCTCTTGTGGCAGTTTATTACTACAATGGGGGATATATTCTTGACGAGGAGTGCTATCGAAAGGGGATGACCAATGGTGTTATAGCTAGCACGATTAGCAATCAACCAGCCAGTCCCGAAGCTTTGGTCATAGCCGACAGCGCAGAGCCAAAGAGTATAGATGAGCTTAAACTCTATGACATCAATGTACTGCCAGCAGTCAAAGGCACAGGCTCAATCAAGACTGGCATTCAATTTGTTCAGGGCCTAAAGATTTCATTTACCAAGCGCTCGGTCAACCTCAAAAGGGAATATGAGAACTACGCTTGGTTTGAGGACAAAGACGGTATAACGCTTAACGAACCGAAACCTGGCGAAGATCACTGCATGGACGCGATCAGGTATGCTCTCAATTCGATACTCGCACCGCAGGGATTCGTTCAAGGAGTCACCGTGACTTATCACGAATAGTTACACACATTTAGAGGATTGAACCTATGTCACTACACTTTAATCAGTGATAAGTGGCATCGTAACAGACGCAGATGGCAATCCGGTAGACGGCAATGGAAACAAACTTACGCCGTCTAATTACGTGCCTTCACCAGAAATAATGAAGTTGTTTGTCCAGTGTCAGTCTGATTTTCAGGTCAACTGGGCATTACAGAATCGCTCATTCGATGAGTTTGATGGCTACTCTCTTTTACAGCGCACCAAGCTAGATCAGCAGACATTCGGTGCATATGTGGGCGCAACCTACGTCTCAGCTCAGAATAAATGGCGCTGGAAGGGTCGTAAGAACACCGCACGCAATAATGTCATAGGCATCCTTGCGCATGTCATCTCAGGCATGCTCTTCCCGTATGTAGCTGCTTACAACGACGAGAACGAGGAAGACAAGATGACCGCATCCGTCATGCGCATTCTCGTCGAGAACCATCTTAAGAAGGCGGACTACGAGATGAAGTTTCTGTACATGATGACATCGGCATTGGTCAACCCGGCAGTGTTTGTCGAGATCGAGTACATCGAGGCAATGCAGCGTATTAAAACAAAACTTGCCGACGGTACATATAAAGTCGAAGAAGCAGTTGATGAACTTCTTTCAGGAATCAATCTAAACATTGTCCCTATCGATCAGATTCTTCTTGGAGATTTCTTCACTAACGATAACCAGAAACAGCCGAATATCATTCGTCTACGCCGTATTTCGTACGATCAGGCTCGCTCTGAATTTGCCGGTAAGTACATATTCGATGGTAAAGATCAGTTTGATTACGTTACGGCTGGAAAGACCCGTGTCTTCCTTGCTGGCAATTCTAACCAAACGTTGTACGACATCGACTGGACGGAAGGCGACAGAAACATGGTTCAGGTGGCAACATTCTACTACCGTCCTGAAGACTTAGAGGTTACTTTTGTTGGTGGTGTGTATATGGGATCACAAGATGATGTCTACAACTCCAATCCTTTTAAACATCGCCGCATGTCCATGATTGGAAACGAGTGGAAGTCCATTCCGATCTATCCCTTTGCTAAATCAGGCTTTGAACCCCTCGATCCTCAGGGACGTTTTGCATATTACAAATCCGCTTGTTTTAAGCAGTTCTGGGACGCGATGGGCGATGACAAAGCATTCCAGCTTGCCTTTGATGGTATGTCCCTCGATGTTATGAAGCCGGTATTCCTTTCAGGTGTAGCGAAGATTGATTCTACTGTCATGGTGCCTGGAGCAACTATTGGTATGCCGCAAGGGGCATCTGTCACTCCGTACCAGCTCGGTCCCAATCTGGCCGCAGCGTTGAACATGATGCGTACAAACCAAGAAGACATGTCTTTCTCCACTCAAGATCAGCTTCAGTCTGGCATTGCACAGAAGGGTGTTACAGCAACGGCAGCGCTCAAAGCAGAGCAAAACGCAAAGGTTATCCTGTCCGTTTTTGGTGTGATGATCGCAGACCTTGTGAGGCAGATCGGTGATCTCACAGTAGACGAGATAATCATGCACACAACAGTTGGAGAGGTTGATGCAACCGTACCGAATGCATTGAACATGAAGTACAAGCAGATTCTTGCTCGCGGTAAAGATGGCGGTAAAGACATCACAAACAAGATCGAGTTCTCCAGCGATCTCATGGGAAACAACATGTCTAAAGAAGATTTGAACGCTATGGAATGGGATATGTTCTTCAAATCTGGTGGCATGGATGCAAGCATGCGTCACTATAAAGTGAATCCGTACAAGTTCGCACGTCACCAGTTCTCTATCTATATCGATCCTGACATGATCGTTTCCCGCTCTATGGGAACAGATCAGCTCAAGAAAGAGCGCGCTTTCAACATTCTGACTGACCCTCGCGTTGCTCCGTATGTAAACCAGGAACGTGTCATCGATAAGTTTGTCCTTGAAGAATACTCCGATGGTGATCCTGACGAGTTTAAAAACACTCCTCAGCAGACCCAAGACATGTTGAATCAGGTCATGGCGAGCGGAGGAATGCAGCAGAGGCCTGATGTCGGTCAGCCTCAATTACAAGCAGTGCAATAGGATATGCCGTTAGCAAAAGGTAAATCTAAAAAAGTCATTAGCAAGAATATCGCTACTGAGATGCGCGCAGGTCGGCCACAGAAACAGGCTATTGCGATAGCTTTCTCTAAAGCGGGTAAATCAAAAAAGAAGAAATAATATGGCAAAAGAAACAAAAGCAAGTTTGAAGAACAGCAAGCCGAAGCAAGGGATGACCCTCCATAAATGGATTGCGACTGGTGGTGACCCGAAGAAGCGTCAGAACTGTGCGCCTAACGCAGTAGCGAACAAGAAGTAACTATGTACTCTTGGGTAGTAAACAAAACTAAATACGACCGTGCTTTAGCAATGGCTAAAGGAGGTGATGAAGAAGCTGTAAAGCAGGCTTATATTTCTTTAGGAGGTTTGGTGGCTAATACGGAAAAGACATTTGTTGGCGACACGCTTACTAACATTGACGTTCCTCCTATAGAGGACCTAGGAACATTGGAGGTTCAAATTGAAGAGCCGACAGTAGTTAAGAAGCGCGGCCGTCCTGCCAAAAATGCAAAATCTACTAGCTAGGCTCTGTATAAAACTTCTCCGAAGTAAGAAACTTAAAGGAGAGAATAAAACCCTTATTTTAAACGCTCTTTTAGACAATATTGGAGCTTTGCCAATCAAGAAAATCATCACTTTCGATGTTGAGGGGGCGATGCTCATAAACGGTAAACGATTGGAGATTGAACAAGCAATCAGCCTCAAACAGAGTGCTCAAGCGTTCAGGGATAATACATTTCGTAAACTCGTTGAAGAACAGATCGCCTACATGGCGGTGGAATATGCAATCCATAACGGACTCTCACCAGAAACGATCATGTTCTCAAAGGTAGCTTTTTGGATTCAAGAAGAAGTCAAAAAGTTACACACATTAGTGGCTTCTGAACAGTAATATTTATACTTATTACATATGGTAGCGGACGCCAAAAGTTCCGTTTAATCACGCAACGCTGGCTATAACAGCGAAACAATATGGACGAAACAAAGGAAGACATCGTAGTAGACGCAACCTCAACTTCCGAGGCTGCAGAGGTGGAGACAACTGTCGAAACCGAACAAGACCCTTTAAAAACAGAACTTGAGAAAATTAAGTCGAAAGGGGAAGGCAGGACGGAACTAGAAAAGCTTCGCTATAAAAAGCAGCAGCTTGAGAAGCGTGAGAAAGAGCTTCTGGGTGACGATTCTGAGCCTATTTCTGAAGAGGATGACGATAGCGCACCAGTAACAGTCGGCATGCTGAAGAAAATTCAGGCGCAGACTGCCGCAAAGACCGCACTGCAGATGACGGATGAAATCCCGAACGAAGTAGAGCGCGAACTCGTCAAGTACCATCTCCAGAATACTATTCGCTCAACCGGCAATCCGTCGGAAGATGTGAACCTTGCACGAGCCATTGTGAATGCTGCTAAAAACAAGCAGGTACTCGAAATGGTTACCAGTAAGCCTACGGCCAAATCTGCATCATCTGCCTCGTCAGCAAACGCGAAAGTTGAAGAAAAACCAACCCTCACAACTGAGGAAATGGAGTTCAAACGAGCTTTTGGATTGAGCGACGAACAGATACTCAAGTCACGACCTAAAGAATAGGTCCTCTGTCAAAAAAGAGTCTTGTAATTAATCCTAATTACAAAACTCATGGCTCTTACTCAGAACAACATCACAATCCTGAGCGAACTCGATCCGCGCTTTTCAGCTACGCCGATCGTCGCTTCAGGTGGTGCTACCACGATCGTTCGCGGCAACCCGACCAAGGCTGGCTCTGCTGGCGCAGTCGCAACTATGGTTGACGGCGACGGTACGACCTCTCAGGTATTTACTGGTATTGCTAAGTCTGACTCTACGGACACCGCAGCAGCAGCAGGTAACGTTACCATCTGGCTCCCGCTTCCTGGTTACATGTATGCCTCGAAGGCAAAGTCCGCAACGGCCGCAGACACGCAGGCTGAAATTGACGCGCTCTTTTACAAGCGTGTTGTTTTCGATCTTACCTCGTCTCTTTGGACGATCGATACCGCAGCAGCTTCTGCTTCTACCAACTGTGTCGTCATTGTCGGTGGCGATTACCGCACCTCGACCATCTACTTCATGTACGGAGTATCTGGCTCGTTGATCTCTTAATCCTAACCCTTAATTCCTATGGATAATAACTCAGGTCCGAGTCTGATTCTTGTAAAGACGGCACTCGACAAACTCTTCGACGAAGCAACCATTGAAATGGCAGTCGTCGGCAAGGCCCGCGCAACCGATGCGATGGTCTTCACCCAGGACACGGCTACTAACGCAGCTGTAGTTAGCTCGGTTATCGGTGGCGGCGGCTACTTCGGCCAGACCACTGACGATGTTGCTCCGACAAACGAAGCAACCGTTGCAGCAGCGGCTCCGCTTACCAGCTTGGTCATTCAGTTCAAGAAGAACATGCCGATCTCGCGCACGTTCATGGCTGACCAGCAGCTCTCCGCAGTGTCCAAGGCAGTTCGCCAGCAGGCACTTACCTGGGGCGCAACGCAGGATCGCAACGCGTTCAGCATCTACGGTAACGGCTTCACGGCTGGCACCAACACGACGACGGTTGACGGCGTAGCCCTCTTCTCGAACTCGCACATCAACCAGAACGGCGACACGGTTGACAACCTTGAGACCGGCGCCCTTACAGACCCGAACCTCAACATCGTCATCAACAGCCTCCGCACGCAGCTTTCCCAGACTGGCGTTGTCCTTGGCTACGAGCCGAAGTTCCTCCTTACGCCGTCCATCCTTCACCAGACGGGCATGAGCGTTGCTAAGTCGGTTCTCCGCGCAGGTACTGGTAACAACGACCTCAACTACTTCTCGGAAATGTACCCGGGTATGAAGGTGGTCTACTCGCCGTTCCTGGACTCGTTCTCGACGACTGCATACTTCGTTGGTTCCCAGACGCATGGCGTGTCCCGCTTCGAGCGCGAGGCGTTCTTCACGGACCTCGTTGACTGGAAGTTCTCGATCAATGACCAGTACATGTACAAGATGCGCGCACGCGAAGTCGTTGCAGCTATCGAATACTCGGGTCTCGTCGGTTCCCAGGGTACGACAGCGTAGTCCTCTGTTGGTCAATTATTACTAATCAACAGAAAATATGGCTCAGCAAAACGCTAAAATGACGAACTATAACGGTGTGCAGTTCAATGGCATCACCGAGTCCGTCAACTCTGTCACGATCACTGTTCTCCAGGCAGATTCGAATGGCGACATTCTTGTCTGTTCTGGCACGACTGTTCCGACAGATGGAAGCTCTGGGTACTCGAAAGGTTCCACGTTCCTGAAGACTGATGTAGCAACCGGAACTTCTGGCCGCTACGACAACATCGGAACGAGCACTTCGTCTGTATTCGTTGCCTCAAACGACAATACTTCATCCCTTCAGCGCCTCTCGACGCAGGTATCGGTATCGTCAGCTGACATCTTGGCACTAAATGCTACTCCGAAGACACTTGTCGCTGCTCCTGGAGCAGGAAAGGTAATCGTGGTTCGTGGCATCACGCTCAAGATGGTCACTACCGCAACCGCATATGCGAACGGTGGAGCACTTGAGTTCCGCTACACGGACGGTTCTGGTGCAAAGGTAACGGCTGATATTGCCGCCGCTGTTGTGACGGCAGGTGCCGGTACTTCCTACACCTCTGTGGCTGGCGTTACGACGTCCCTTACGAACGTAGCGAATGCTGCGATTGTCATGGACAACGCGACTGCCGCCTTCATCACAGGTACGGGTACCGCAGTGGTCACCGTCGACTACGAGATCATTACCCCGTAATGTCCCTCCTCAGGCCCTTCTGGGGCTTGAGATAAGGACATTACTTATCAGATAACAAAAATCATATGGCAGGATACTCATCACTCGAAAGCGTTCGTCAGTATGGACTCAACAAAAATATTTCAGCAAGCGGACTTGTCGCTACTGGAACAGGTACGGTGCAGGCTATCATCGTTGCTTCGCACACAAACGGAACGATCAAACTTTGGGACAACACCGCAGGATCGGGAACCGTTCTCGTGAATACCTATACCTACGCTACTGGTTCACAAACGATTCCTCTCTGGGGGGCAAAGTTCCTCACTGGCCTCTACGCGGATATGAATAGCACGACGCAGGATATAACGATCATCTACAACGTATAATGGCAAACCTCCATACAGTCGCAAATCTTAAAGACAGTGTTGCTGGAATCCTATCAGGGATTGATATTAACAATGTAGACAATCTGTATGGAGCGTTTGAGCGTGCAGCGCGAGTGACGTGTCAGAAGGCTGACATCCCCGAAGCATCGGGACTACAAAATATCACTCTTTACAAAGGAGTGTTTGATTATGCGTGTGATCCGACTGTATTCGGCACTGCAATAACTGACATTCGGCCGCAAGGAATTTCCCGTCCGCCAAATAACTTCGTTTTCAAAAGAGATGCGGATGATTTTGACAGGACCAAGAACTTTATTGCAAACGGTACGATGGCGACATTTGCCTATGCAAATGGTGTACCGATCATACGAATTGCATCGTCAAACCCACAGTACCAGTCTGTGATTGATTCAATGACCCAAGTAGGAAATTGGGTTGCTGGTGGTTCTGCGTCAGGCCTTGTGCAGGATCGAGCGGTGTTCTATCAGTCTCCTGCATCCCTTCGCTTCACTTTGACTGGAGCTTCTTCAGGAACGCTTACAGAGACTCTTACAAGCGCTACCGATCTATCTTCCTACCAGGGCGTTGGAGTAGCATTTCTTGCCATCGACATCACTGGCACTGCATCTGATCTTACCTCTATTCAGCTTAAACTCGGTTCTGATAGCGGCAACTACACTTCTCTCACTAAAACTCAAGGATTTCTCGGAGCGTGGACATCGGGAAACTGGCTTTTGGTAGCTTTTGATTTCGCATTGGGAAATGATACTGGTACACCGAACTGGTCTTCGATTGCATATGTACAACTCACATTCAATCATTCGGGAACTCTCACTAATTTCCGTGTGGGTGACCTTTTTATATCTCAACCAAGCCCGGCTCAGATATTGTTTCAGTCTGCCGCAATATTCGTTCCGAGTGCTTCTTCCACTGCTTCTGAGTCCATAACTGCAGATACGGACACAATTGTTTTGAACAATCCGGCTTACTCGATCTACGAATATGAATCCGCTCTGTCCGTCCTCCAGCAGACAGGGGCTGGTTCCTCTGATTCTTCCTATATCCGCATCGACAAAATACTAAACGGGACCCTGAACACGGATGACCATGGACTTTATGGATTCTTTCGAGGTGATAACCCAAGTCAAGAGTTGCGTTCAAGCGGATCGTATTACGACTCTGGTTATCCAGATTATGGAGATTATTGCAACAACAATTAAATGGCCGACCAATCTCTAGCAAAAATCTTTAACTTCCCAAATATAATCCAAAATTTTGCTGGATATGACTCTTGCCGTGATAAAACGAACATCAACGAGGCATATATGGTCCTCGGTTCACAGAACATCTACAAAAAGCTTTCCGGTAATCTTGCGGTCCGACCAGGATTGAAACGTATCGGTGATGCAAACAGTGCAGCAAGTGGTGTCTCAAGCGAGTTCGTTTGGAATACGTCTTGGGGAACCACGTATCCTATGTGGGTTGCTGATTCAAAGCTTCAGGTAAGTATTTCAAACGTTTGGTATACGCTCCTCACTACAACTTTTACCCGTTATGTGTTCGACAAGTGGTGGGACAATACGAACAAGCGAGACCTAGCTCTCTTTGTGAATGGAAACTCATACATCCAGTACTGGACAGGTGGCTATGCAATGCTTTCCTCTGCTGCCGCAAGCACAATAACAAAGACTGGTACAACAACATGGCAGCAGGAGCACTTCGATTCTTCGTCTTTGACAACGATTGGAAGTTCCTCAACTCAATTCGACATCACCAATCCGAGCGGAACAACTTTCCGATACACTTGGGATTCGACAGGAACCGACCCGCTCATCAGTGCGACTACAGTTCCGGTTGGTTCTTATATCCTTCTCGGTGCACAGAATTTTACAGCCGCAAATAACGGCTTGTTTGTGGTGACTGGATCGGGAACAAACTATTTTGAGGTCACTAACGCCTCAGGCGTGGCAGAGAACAATAAGACGATCGGAACGGGATACATCTACACAAACTTTAAGAAAGTCTTGATCATTTCTGGTACTGCGTACGCTTATACCGGAGGAGAGACAACGACAACTTTGACTGGGGTTACACCTAATCCGTCTGCGATCACTGCAAATACAGTGATTCTTCAGGCAGTTATAACGATCTTTAATTCACCAGCAACGTCATTTAATAACGATTTTATAAAGGTCATAAACAACCAGGCATATGTCGGATCATATACTTCGAGACTCTGCTACATCTCAAGTAACACCGACTTCACTAATTATGTGGTCCCATCGCCACGTTCTGCTGGTGATCCTGAACTTTTGACCCTAGATGGAACACTTAACGGCATTGGTGTTCGTCTAGGCAATGCACACATTGCGTTTGGTTCCGGTTCATGGGCAGAAATATCGTTTACTGACATTACAGTTGGAACGACCCTAACTCAACAAACAAAAGTCGACGTCAAACCCGTTGCTCTTCTCCAGTCAGCATATGCACACGAATTCATAGACAACACTGGAGACAACATCATCTATCTTGCAAAAGATCAGCAGGTTAGAACAATCGGCAGTTCAAACAACTCATTCACGACAGTGTACCCTTCTTTTTCCCAGGAAATTGCATCCGAACTTTCTGCAGAAACTTTCACAGGAGGTGGATTGCGATGTATCGGTGAATTTATCTACCTTACGGCACCAAATTCAGGAAAGACATATTTGAGACAGGAGCGTCAAAGTGTCGACCCGAACGGTCAGGTTGTTGCCGAGCGTCTTTGGCATTCTCCATTTACGTGGGGTGCGACCCGAATAGATGAGATCAATGGAACCGTCGTGGCGTTCTCTAATTCAAATCCGCAAGTGTATCAGGTATGGGATACAGATCAGTGGCATGACGATTCTCCGAGTGATGAGCCACTTCCATATATCTGTATGCTTTCGTTTGCATACAGGACTAGCGGCAGACGGCAGGGGATGACTGCCTTCGATAAAGTGTTTTCCGAAGGCTATATAACGCAAACGACTCCACTCAATCTCACAATCAACTACAACTATCAAGGTTCACTCGGGTCTAATACCTCAGTAGTTAATAGCATACAACGGTCAGCCTATCTCTTTACTCCAAATGCATCTGATCCAGATTCTCTCGGAGATTCTTCATTGGGAGAAGAAACACTCGGTGAAAGTGATGACGAGACTGGATCGCCGCCACTACCAAAATTCAAAGTGATCAACTCTCTACCGCTTCAGAACTGTTTTGAATATCAACTCAACTACTGGTCAGATACGGCAGATGCGCAATGGGAACTACTTGCCACAGCAACGAACGCAACGATAGACCCAGATCAGAATCCAACATTTATCATAAACAAACAAAGGTAATATATGTCAACATATCACACAGCGGGCGGCCAGACATACACACTGGGGTCATCCATAAGTTCGACTCAGACGACAATTCTTTTGTCTTCCTTTACCGAACCAGTATCAGGAACGCCGTACACGATGGTGCTTCTGAACACGGACATCGCGTACGGAACGATCGCTCCGAAGACATCTCAGTCGGAATTCATCTCCTTCACTGGTATCACACAGAATGCAAACGGCAGCGCTACGCTTACTGGTGTTACTCGTGGATTGGCGAAGAAATATCCATATACGACAGATGCTACGTTTAAACTACCTCATAGTGGTCAGACTTCCTTCATTCTCTCCAATGCTCCGCAGGTATTCGAGAAAGATGCAAGACTTGAAAATGATCAGACATTTACTGGAGTAAACACGTTTAGTCAATCTCCAATCGTCCCGACTGGTGGCACAGGAACACAGGCTGCAAATAATCAAGACATCGCAAATGCTGTTACTGGCGCGAGTGGTACTGCGACGAATACTACATTTGGGACCACAAAACTTTCGGTCGCCGCCGATTCGGTTCCAAACCCTATCGTGGTGGGAGACAATGATCCCCGTGTTCCCACTCAAGGAGAGAATGATGCTCTTGTCGGAGATAACACAGATATTGCAGTTGGTTCCGGTAACAAATTCGTTACTCAGACAGGTCTTCAGCACAATGCAGAGAAATATGCCGTTGACACTTCTGGTTCGTCTACTGCATACGTAATTACACTGTCTCCTGCACCGACATCACTTACTGCCGGGATGCACATTTATGCAAAAATCATAAACGCAAACACGACCACTACACCGACCTTGAATGCAAACGGTCTGGGTGCAAAGACGATAGTTAAAGGAGTAAATACGGCCCTTGTACCAGGAGACATCGCAGCAAACATGTTCTGTGATTTCGTATACGACGGCACAAACCTTGTTCTCCAGATTCCTACGGCAGTTGCGCCGACAGTATGGCACACAGTTGCAAGCACTCAGGTCCTTACAAATGGATCGGCTTCAAGCTTTACAGATATTGACCTTTCTTCGATTGTCGGAGCTAACGAATGCTTGGTTATGCTTTCGGGAACAGTTCAGGCTAGCTCTGGTATCGCTGGTCTATGGGTTCGTACTAAAGGCAGCTCGGTTGATTACCCAGGAGTAATAACGGATGCAGCTACATACGGTGCAAACGGAATTTCTAATCACTCCCTCTCTACTGATTCAACTGGAATACTAATGGTCTCCACTGATACAAGTGGGTTCATTCAATACAAAGCTATTGGAACGGGTCCCGCTGCTCAATTGTATGTGCTTGGGTACATTAAATAATAATGTTTCCTAAAAAATAATGACTTCAAATACTTATCAAGGACAGCTCGTAAACGGTTTCGCACCAGTTCCGGGATACTCAAATTCCATGCCCGGAACAACTACCAATTCAAATGGAAATCCGATCAACACATCCACGTCAAACGGAGTAATTTACGATTCTAACGGAAACATCCAGCAGAATGACTACTCGAATTGGGTAACTCAGACTCGATACGATGGAAATGGGGGGGCATATACAGTTCGGGTGCCAAATGGAACACCTCTTCCAGTGTCTTCTACCACGCTTTCAAATGTGAACAAAATGAATCAGGTACCCCAGATTCAGCAGACAACCAATTCACTTTCGGCGAATGGAATCACCACCGATGCAAATGGCGTCGCAAAATATGCCGATGGTAGTCTTGTTCCTCAGCCTCAAGTGAGTCAACCAACTGATCCTAATACACCCCCACAGACAAAAACAACGACTGGAGGATATAATGGCGATTTCTATGTTCCTCCAGGTAGTGATGTCCCGCTTGATGCGAATGGTAATCCAGTACAACTGACAGACTATTCACCAACCGATCAGAGAATTATCGACAGCATTAATCAGATGAAAGCTCAAGGAGATGCGGCAACCGCTGCTCTTATGGACTCTATTCACCAGAAATATGCTGCATTGATTTCTCAACAGCAGCAAACGAATGCTGCACAACAAAAAATTGTTGACACATCTTTGTTGATGGGTGGAGCTACAGGACAGGGAAGTGCATCACAATATGCACCTATTTCCTCTGCAGGTATCAGCGCGGCACAGACAAGCTACGGCATCCAACAGATAGCAAACCTCCAAGCACAGGAAAACTCGGCTATTATTGCAGCTCAACAGGCAGGACAGAATCAGGACTTCAAACTGCAAGATGAACTTAACCAGAAAATAGCAAGCATTCGTGATGAAAAAGTCGCAGCTGCAAATAAATTGAACGACAAACTCTTGGAGCAGAAACAGAAGGCTGATGAAGCAATGAGACAGGCCTCTAGAGATAATGCTATCGCGGACCTTTATTCTCAGGGTGTTACTGATCCTAAACAACTTCTGGATTACCTTAACTATGATGATAAAGGAAAACAGATCGGTGACTTCACGTCAAAAGAAATTACAGATACTCTGAAAAATATTTCGAACACTGATGATATAAATAAAGTTCTTACAGAAGCTGCTAAAAATGGAGCAACTCAAGATGTTTTAGCAAAAATTGGTAGATCAAAAGATCTTACTGAAGCACTCACAAATGCAGGTCAATTTATGTCATCTCCAAGCACTGAAATTCTTAAACTTGGAGATAATCAGGCATATTTGATTGATAAAAACACAGGAAAGATAATCAAATCATTTGGAGGTGGGGGAATAGGAGGAACTGGAAATGGAATTTCGACAGCTAGTCCCTATGCCGGAGTGATTAATACGATTCTTGCTTCAGGTAAATTTACTAAAGATCAAGCAACTGCAATTAGGCAAGGTATTAATAATGGAGAAGATCCATTTACAGTGGTAAAGAACAACGCAAAAAATATCATGGGTCAGACGGAAGCAACAAATCTTACAAAATTTGAAACTGCAAAATCTGCTGTTTCTGATCTGCAAACGGCTCTTAAAGATTATTATGCAAAAGGTGGAAAAACAAATATCTTTTCAGGAAAATATGAAAAAGTAATCAACAATCTTGGTAGGGTAAATAATCCTGATCTCGTTGATCTTGCTACTCAAATCCAAGCAAGCCTCCAAATTTACCGAAACGCTGTATCAGGTACAGCATATTCTGCTCAGGAAGGTGCTGATATTGCTTCTATCTTTCCGGGTATAAATAAAACACAAGGTTTGAACGATGCTATCCTTAAAGGACGCTTAAAGGCTTTTGATTCGACAATAGATTCAACTTACCGAACAGCTTTAGGTTCTGCATATGACAAATTGAAAGCAGCCGAAAATTCCACAGTAGTTTCAAAAGGGAATATGACCGATCGTGATTTTGTGGCGAAAGCATTTGAAAAAACAAATCAAAAATACGATCAGGTTATCAATAATGTCCCTGAGGGGCAGATTCCTGTGGTAGACAATGAATCAGGTCAGATTGGGTATATCCCATACACTGAATTTACTAGCAATAAGTATACAAAACTCTAATGCCTTTCACCCCAGCATCACAGGTCATCAAAAAGAACCAGCCGCCAGCAAAAACCGGCTTCACTCCTGCATCAGATATCCTCATTCAAAAATATGAGTCGGGAAAAAAACAGGCTGCTGGTAACCAAGCATCTGAAAACAATGTAAATCCTCTCGCTAGTCCTATTGGATCAGTGAATGGCCTAGACTTGGCAAAAAGCTTCATAAACACCTTTAAAGAAGGTGGCAAAAATGTTACCCAAGACATATCAAACAGCAAAAACATCGCTAATGAAGTCGATGCAAGCAACATCAATCTCCCTCAGGGAGAACAGTACCAGGGTAAAAATTCACTTGGCGCAAAGATTCTTGCTACGGCTGCTACGGCAGGTCATGTGGCAGGAGACGTAGCTGAAACCGCTGGTGGTCTTCTTGGAGACGCTCTCGCTCCGTTGATACCACAGAGTCTCAAAGAGGGGATAGGTGGTGTAGTACATAAAATAAATGACAAGATCAGTCAAATTCCAGGAATGACGCCTGAGATTCATAAATCGATTGGAGATGTGGTTAACACAGCTCTTCTTGAAGGCGGAGTAAAGGCAGAAGCACCTGTTAAGGCGGGTATAGAAGCAGGTGCAGAGGCTACAGGGAATACTCTAGAGAAGGGTGCTCAAGTAGTTAAAAACACAATTGAGGATGTTAAGGCTACTCGTACAGCAAAAAAAGCAGTGACTTCATTCGATAGTTCCGTTCAGGATGTTATGCCTTTGCAGAATAAAAATGTTCGCATAGACGAACTTAGGAATGCCTTGCCTGATAGTAAGAAAGGCACTGGTGGTGTAACGAGAAAAGGTTTATTGGGTAAATCTGCGCCTCAAGCAACACCCAAAGATTTGGAAGTTGCACAGACAGCACATCCATACATATCTGTCACCAGAGACCCATTGAAGAAAATTCAGAACGTGAACAAAGGTATTTCAGACATATCGTCTAAAACGAATGGCTTTCTTGATGCCAATCCTACGAAAGCAAACTTTGAAGATATGAAGACATATATGGATAGAAACAAACCCACTCAAAGTCTTCAAAAGGATCCCGGAGCATCTGAGGCGTATAAAAATTCTACAGAAAATGCATTGAATACTCTTGCAAGTACTCTTAAAAAGTCAACGAATCCTGAAGTTTCTGGGGCAGAGATTCGACAAGCGAGAATAAAAATAGATCAGCAAATTGCAAAGGAACTTGGAGAAACTACATTCGATTCTCCTCAGTATAAGGGCATAAAAGCAGCAGAAGTCGATACTAGAAACATGCTCAATCGTATGAATGAGGACATGCTTCGTTATCCTGGCCAACTAGACAAAGTAAATAGGATGAACGAATTCATTGATGCAGCCAAGGGACGTGGAATAGAGGTTGACATGAATAATCCTGAAGTCAGAGAAACCATAGAAAAGCAGTTCAATCTTGAAAAAACACCTGAAAGTGAATCAGCTGCAAAAAATCTATCTGACAGTCATAAAACAATGAGTAACCTTTACCAGGCTCGTGACAATATGATAGACAAATATCAGAGCAAGGTTGGAGGAAATAAGGTTAAGGAGTGGGCAAAAAATAATCCGACCAAAGCTAAAATTCTATTATATGGTGGTGGCACATTAGTGACCGACAAAGTTCTAAAAATTCTTACTGGAGGCGAAGTTGGGTTCTAAGAATTGGATAGTCTGTCAATATAATTTGACACAAAGAAACAACATGCAGCATATATTGCGGCAATTATAATTCCATAGGCGAACAGAAAATAAACGATACTACCCCACAAAATTATTTTAGACACGATGTTTAAAAACATATATTACTTCTTAATTAAGACCGCTTATAATAAATAGTTAAAACGTATCGTATAGCGAATCTGTGACAGATTATCTGGCCAACAAATGATCGTGTTTCTATGCATTTTTACCTTGATAAATAAGGGTAAAATAGGCATTACTACCGAAAAATAACCTGTTAATCACACCCTACATCTTAGGCTGCACGCTGTCAATAGGTACGAAAAAGCCCTAAACAGATGACTCGGTACACATTGCAAGTAGACCGAGACCCTGTTTAGGGTTCTTTTGTTGCAATGTGTTTAATTAAATTGTCATTAAACTATAGCACACAAACAAAAAAGCCGCCATTTCTGGCGACTCTCTTGCTAGCGTCCTTTTCCGAGTTAGAAATGACTCGAAATTTTGAATTGAGGAAGGTTCAAAACTCCTTAAAGACCTCAAAGAAGGAAACTAAAGGCTTATTAGACCTAACGACAGTATTTCTACTGTGCCTGAAGGGGCATATTTAGTCTACTGCAACTGTCACGGACAAGCAAGTAGTTTGTTAATAACTGTGGAGGGTGCGGGATTCAAACCCGCGAGGCCCCTTCAGAAGCCTTCCGAATTATAAAGTCGGCGCATTAAGTCACTCTGCCAACCCTCCAGTCCAAACGTTTTATTTTCACACGTTAGGATATAGGAGTCAATTTAAATTGGGAATAAATCTGTGCGTTACGCATTCACAGTTTCTAAAATATAAGTTACACACATTTAAGAAATCCCATTGAAAAACCTACACTTTAAGAATGGGATACACCCCGCCTATTCGCGGTAAATTTCTGAAAAAGAAGCCAGAACCAGTAAAAATACCTGATCTGGCGGGTTCTGTTGACGGGATCATAAACGCGACTAAAGACCTTCGTTATCTTAAGGAAACGGTTGTCAATACCTTGGATGATAAGATTCAAGAAGTAGATTCGACATTGGACAAAGCCACTGCCTTTTTAAATGATTCAAAAGAAATACTGCTTGCAACACGTGACGAAGCAATCCAAGTCATAAAAGACATCAAGCAGGGTGAGCCGGGAAAAGATGCTGATGAGAAAGCTATCGAAGATCGTGTTCTTTCGCGCATTCCGGTTCCGAAAGACGGTATTAGCGTGGATGAAAAAAGTGTTGTTGAAAAAGTAGTTGCACTGACAAAGATAGACGAAAAAACTCTCGCAAAAAAAGTACTTGAAATTCTTCCTAAAAACAAGGCTTCGCTTAAGGTTATTACAGAAAATATAACAACCGATCCCATGTCTGTCATAGACAAGATCATGGAGCTTGCGCGAGACGGGAAATTCAAACTGAAAACTGACAACGTTGACGGGCTTGATCAGACCATTGCATCACTACGTAATCAGTTTGCTAACGGTAAAGGCTATGTACACGGAGGTGGATTTTCAAACATATACGAATCAGGAATTCTCGTAAGTAATGGACTTACGGGCTTAAATTTTACAGGATCAGGCGTAAACTCAGTCACTAAAAATCAAACTACTGGGATAATAACGGTAGATATTTCAGGAGGAGGAAGCAGTATCGAGCTTGAAACAAATGGCACCCCGAATGGCAACCAATCACTCCTAAACCTTGTTCAAGGCACCAATATGACCATTACTGACGATGGTCTAGGTAACATCACTTTTGATTCATCAGGAAGCGGGGGGGATGGTACACCCTATGCAGAGACTCCATCGGGAACGATCAACAGTTCAAACAAGGTATTCACTCTTGCCCATGCTCCTTCTGCGGCTGCGAATACGATCGTCATTCTTGATGGCGTAACCCAATATGAGGGTATTGATTACACTGTTTCGGGATCAACAATTACGTTTGTTACCGCACCAGCAACAGGTTCAACCATCTTTTGTTATTACAATACTATCTTGGGAGGTAGCCTTGTTCTTGAGACCAATGGAACTCCAAACGGTTCCCAGATTCTCTTAAACCTTGTTCAGGGAACAAACATTACTCTTACGGATGATGGGCTGGGTAACATAACAATCGACGCTTCCGGTGGTGGAGCAGTCTCATCGGTTGCAAACTCTGACGGTACACTCACCATCTCTCCGACAACAGGTTCAGTAGTGGCTTCTTTGAACCTTGCCCATGCAAACACATGGACAGGACTTCAGACAATGAGCATCACTGGTACAGCAGGTGCTGCTGGCCAGGACTATGGCTTCAAACTCACTCCTACGTATAACCAGACATCAACTGCTGCTGCTACTGACTTCCTCATCAATCGTACCCAAACTGCCGTGGGTAGCGGTAACCAATTCTTCCAGGACATGCAAGTTGCCGGGTCACCTAAGATTCAGATGTCTACCGCAGGTAGCATTTCTATGACCGGTGGCCTATTCACAGGTCTCAATGGTGCAAGTGACGGACGTGTAACCTTCGGCTCCACAGGTGGAGGCTTCATGCGTATCATCGCTCCGACGGGTGGTTTCTCGCCAAGCTATGACTGGACGCTTCCTTCAGCGCAAGGCGGATCAAATACGTTCCTGAAAAATAACGGTTCGGGTACTCTTTCCTGGGCATCAGTCACCACAGGTTTGGTGGAACAGTGGGGAGGAAACGACATAAACTCATCAATCGGAAACAATACCTACACGATTATGCTCTATGCCGAGTATGGCATGACGATTAACGAACTGAAGATTATTTCAGGTTCGGGAACGTGTACTGCGGCAGTGAAAATCAACGGCACGAATGTGACAGGTATCTCTGCGGTGTCTGTATCTTCGACTATCGCAACAGGAACAGCAAGTGCGGCAAATACGGTCTCAACAGGAGATACGGTAACGCTCGTGCTTTCCTCGACCTCATCCCTGAACAACCTCCAGTGGACGCTTAAAACAACGAGAACATAGCATGACTAACGTACTTATAACAGGAACAAGCATTTCTCCAACCCTCTGGGCGCTTGTCGTTGGCGGAGGCGGTGGTGGCGGGTATTTCGTATCTGGCGGAGGGGCAGGTGGAGATGTAGAAGAAAATACTGCATATACTTTTACTATCGGTACAACCTACAACATAACAGTCGGTGCGGGAGGAGCAGGCGGTCAGGGTACAGCACTGACCCATGCACAAAATGGCTCTAATAGTATTTTTGACACGATTACCGCATACGGCGGTGGCGCAGCAGGTGACTATGACGGTTCGTATATAGATCCTATGTCTGGTGGCCCAGGAGGTGGCGGGGGTTCTTCGGGTGCGTCAAATAGTATCGGTGCAGCAGCGGGTTCAGGGACGAATGTGTTTAAAGGTGGTGACGGCCACGCAGCACCTTACGGAGGAGGTGGAGGAGGTGGAGCGGGCGGAGCAGGAACAGACTGTTCGACAACTTCACCCGGAGCGGCAGGCAATGGAGGAGCTGGTTTTGCTTCAGCTATTACCGGTTCGACCGTTCGATACGGTGGAGGTGGTGGTGGAGGCGGATACATCCCTTCATTAATCACCGCTGGTACCGGAACAGACGGAGGAGGAAATGGCAGCCAAATTGCCGTAGGCGGTGATGGAACTGCAAATACAGGTGGTGGTGGAGGTTCCGGAGGTGCTGCGCAAAACGGTGGCAGTGGCGGAAGTGGGGTAGTCATCGTTCGTTTCCCCTCGACCCATGCGTACAACGCAACAGGAACATTTAGTACCACTACCGTTAGTAGTGATACGGTAATAACTTGGACTACGTCAACAGGTACTCTGCAAATAACAAGCTAATGGAAACACTAATCGCAACAATTCAAGAGACTATTCCTACAACAAATCAGAATCCAGCAATTTTGGACGTGATACTTACCCTGTCTAAAAA